CGTTGGCAGACCACCGAAATACGAAACACCTGAGCAACTACAGGCTGCTATTGATGAATATTTCAATACAGGTGTTAAGCTTCGTAAAGTTGAATGCGGTAAGGCTCCCAATAATTGGGTTTGATGTAAAGGTATGGCGGGAAGTGAGTATTTTAGGCGGGGTTATGTTTGGTGGTGAAGTGTTGCAGGTTTATTCAGGGATTGGGGTATCAATACTAACGAAGCGATAATATGTACCACGTAACATCCTATGTCATCACTAACGGCAAAACATCCGATCAAATACCAATTAAATCAGGCTATCTTAACAGTTACAACCAGGTAAACGAATACGAGGCTATACTCGAATGGTATGAGCAAACGTACCACGAAGAGCCTATTATGGTTCGCTTAATTTATAAACAAATTAACCAAACGGGGGAAAAGTAGTTAAATTTGCAGGATATGGCAAACGTTGGCAGACCACCGAAATACGAAACACCTGAGCAACTACAGGCTGCTATTGATGAATATTTCAATACAGGTGTTAAGCTTCGTAAAGTTGAATGCGGTAAGGCTCCCAATAATTGGGTTGAATCTATACCAGTTCCAACTATAACCGGATTGTGTTTATATTTAGGTTTTGAAAGTCGCCAATCGTTTTACGACCTTCAGTCAAGATCAGAATTTTCTTACACTATAAAAAGAGCAAGGACAATGATCGAATGTGAATACGAAGAAATGTTATCTACAGGTAATACTGGTGGTGCTATATTCGCTCTTAAAAATATGGGTTGGTCAGATAAGACAGAAACAGAACACACGTTCCAAAATACACCAACTATAACATTTAAGAAATTCAATGAATAATGAAATTGACCTGAGTTATAAATATCAGCCTCTTTTCGATTTGCTCGACAAAGATATATTACCCGAAGTTGACACCGTAATAATGACAGGCGGTAGGGCTTCGGGTAAGTCTTTTACGGTTGCTTTACTTTCATTAGTTGGATTGGTAGAACATGATTGGAATGTGTTATATACACGTTATACAAATATGTCTATTATTGATTCTGTTAAGCCTGAAGTAAGCGATAAGATCGAAATGCTTAATTATCAAAATCAGGTTATAGATCAGGCTACTCAGATTGAAAAGGGCACGAATAGAATAAGTTTCAAAGGGATAAAGACAGGAAGCAAAACACAAACAGCAAACTTAAAATCACTATCAGATTATAACTGTTTTGTAGTTGATGAAGCCGAAGAAATACCGGATTATAAGACATTTAAAAAAGTGTTTTATTCGATTCGATCAGTAAAGAAACGGAACCTTACTATTTTGATTCTAAATCCTACATCAAAAGAACATTGGATATTTAATGAATTCTTTGAAAAGCTTGGACTTGAAGGTGGTGAAAATACAGTCATTGAAAACGTGATGTACATACATACATCGTATCTGGATGTGAATCCAAAATACATACCTAAAAACATTATTAGGGATTATGACAGATTGTTGGGTGATAACCCTGATGAATACGACAATGTAGTTCGGGGCGGTTGGATTCAAGAGCCTGAAGGTGTATTGATACCGAAATCAAAAATAAAGTGGGGTTCACTCCAAACCGTTCAACCCGACTTTAACCTTTCAGTCGGTGATCCGGCTGACCAGGGAGGCGACAAATACTCAATGCCGTTTGTTTCGGTACTTGCACAGGACGGGCAACTATCCTGTTATGTTCGGGATGTTATACACTCAACCGCCGGAATAGAGGCGAATACCAGCCGGATAATTGACAAATCACAACAGAATAAGACTGAGCAAATATTCATAGAGTCGAACGGGGTAGGACTTGCCGCCGTGCTGATGCTGAAAAAGCAGATAGGCCAGCATGTAAAGATAACAGCATTCCCTTCAACAGTTAACAAGGATATTAGGATATTGAGCCACTATGAATTTGTTCAGCGTTACTTCATATTTGATAAAGAGAAATACGAAACACACAACGAATACAGGGCATTTGTTTCTGACCTATGCAGTTATACAACTGAGGGGGATAATAAACACCAGAAAGACGCGATTGACGTACTTTGCTCAGTGGCTTCGATAATGAAAATAAAATATTCGAAAATTCTTTATGGTTAAACTAAACACTCAACAATGAAGTAACCCACCCCACACCCAGCCTCCCAATTAAAAGAAGTCAGGTAACGAATTTTAATCAGGCGAATTAACCGCTATTCTCTCAGAGGGTAGCGGTTTTTTATCAACAAATTAAAAGAAACTACAAAACAGATTTATATTTGCAAGCAAAAGAGCGGCGAATGGGGTTTCTATCACAGTTTTTTGGCAGGGTAAAAGGCATAGACTACTACGAAAATCAGCAATATGATTCTTCTGAAGTAGGTTCTATCGAAATTCCTGACCGATTGACCGATCAAAACGCCTTCACATTAGCTAATACCGTTTCAGAATTGTACTTCCCTGTTGATTTCTATGCAGATCGCGGCAGTAAATTGCGCTATTTCTTAGCAGATAAAGCCGGAGTAGAGGTACAAAACTCAGAATATAACCGGCTAATTACTAACATCAACCCGCTTTATTCCTTTTCCGACCTGGTTTATCAATACATTTTCAGTCTTATGGCTGATGGGAACGGAATAAGCTACATAACAATTCCGTCAAGCTACAAAACCCCTTCGCCATCTTCAATAAGCCGGATTGATATACTTCAGCCTGACTTAGTAGAGATTGACGAATACACAAACCTATCAACACTTTCGATCAGTTCACTGAATGATCTGATACGCCGTTTCAGGTACAATGACAACACACTGCATTTTAATGAGTTGCCAATAGATCGGATTCGTATTGATTCACTTGACCAGACAAGGCGCACATATTCAAACGTACTTTGCAAATCACCAATATACAAGGGTAAAAGGAACGTTGACAATTTACTGGCTACTTATTCGGCACGGTACAACGTTTATAAGAATAACGGGGCAGCTGGTTATTTGGTTAAGAAGTCAACGAGTGCCAACAATCTGAGTGAAATAGTTGATCCGACAACACGGCAGACTATTTTAGATGATATTAACCAGCGGAACGGAATAACCGGAAAGCGTAATTTTTGGGGCATTTCTTCTGTTCCATTGGAGTTTATCAACACACTGGCAGACATTCAAAAGTTAATGCCGTTCGAAGAAACGCTGGAAAACTCAATTAAGATCGCATCAATTTATCAGATACCGCCTGAACTTATACCTCGCAAAGATCAAACCACTTTTAACAATAAATCAGAAGCCGAACGCTCGGTATGGGAAAACGGCATAATGTCAATTGTTCAGGTAGTTTGTGAGAACTTTACAAAGGCGTTATATCTTGATACAGTAGGGTTGCAGATCATGGCTGATTATTCGACTGTAAGCAGTTTGAAAGAGGATAAGAAGGTACAGGCCGAAGCGGATAAAGCGGTAATTGATAACCAACTATCACTATACGAAAAAGGTATAATTACATACAATTCATTCCTTAATGCAATAGGGTTATCATCAGTACCGGACGGGGATAATTATATTTATGATCGTACAAAAGTGCCTTATGCAGTTAAGTTAGGAGTTGGCGGAACACAAGCAATGCAGGCACTTTTGAGTGATATAAACTTAGACAGTGCAACTAAAAAGAACGCATTAATAGTAATTTTTGGATTAAGCGAACAAGAAGCAGGACAAATAATAACTTAGTAAAATGGAAAAGGATAAACAAGATCGCAGCATATGCCGTGCAATGATTCAAAATTCAGAGTCCGATCAGTGGGACTTTGAATGCGTTGCTGTTCCGGCTGAAAATGGGCAGATGCGATATTCTTATGAAAATGATGAATATTTTATGCAAGTTCTCAGAACCGGAAAAGAAAACATTTTAACAGGCCGGTTGGATTCAGGTATTCCATTGTTTGACAATCACCCGTGGGAAAATGCAGCAGAAAATACATTAGGGATTACCGTTGATTATGATTTTACTGATAAGGGTATTATTGTAAGATGCAAATTTGGTGCAAGAGCCGAAGAGGAATTGAAACTTGATGTAAAGAACGGTATAATTAAAACAGTTTCCATTGAAGGAGCTATCAGTAATTATACCGTTGAACGTAAACCTGGCATGATTCCGGTTTATTATGCAGACCTTTGGGAACCTGAATCACTATCATTCGCACCCGTTCCCAACGACATAGCCGCTCAAATCGAAGTAAAGCGGGCTATCCAAAAACAGATTGAAATCCCGAAAGCGGACAAATCAATAAGTAAATCATTAACTAATAAATTCTAATCAAATGAAAAAAGAAGATTTCATGAAGATCGTTCGCTCGAAGGCAAAAGAAACTTTGACCGAACAAGACGAAAACTTTTTCGGATCAATTGGCGAAGCCGTTGAATCAGCAATGAATGCCGAATCAGTTGAGCGTACAAAACAGCTTGGCGAGTTGGCTAAAAAACTCGGCGCAGTTCCTGAAGGCGAAACAATGGCAGACGTTGTACGCAATATGGCCACACAGATCGACCTTCTGGAAAAGAAAGCAGAGCGCGGTTTTACCGGTGCTGAAAAGTACAAACTGAAATCAATGCTCGAAAGCAAAAAAGAGGATATCCAACGCGCAAGGCAGGGCGGTAATCCGTGGAGCATTGAGTTTAAGGCCAAACGTGCTGCATCCGCTTTGATGCAAACTACCACCGTTCTGACCGGTGCCGCTGCTGTTAACACGATGAACGTGTTTGATGATATGGATATTGTTGTTATTGAATACCCGAAAAACTTTATACTTGACGGTATCAATTCACGTCAGGTTGCAAAAGTACCTCAAACTGTTGCTCGTAAAGAGGAAATCACAGCAGGCGAAGGCGTACCAGTTGCCACCGGTGAAGGTGTTGCTAAAGCACTTGTTGATAAGAAATTTACATGGAAATACGACACCCGCGTAAAATACGCAGGCCGTTTGGAAATGACCGAAGAAGTAGAAATTGATTTCGATCAGTTAGTACTTCAGATCGTTGCAATGTTCGAAGATGATGTTATCCGGTCATGGCAGGACGGTGTTCTTACAGCCATACTTAACTGGGCTGATACTTACACCACTACCGGACTTGACGGAGCGATCAACAATCCTGGCGTTTACAACGTTATTGGTGCCGGTGTTCTTCATGTTCGCAATAACTTGTATGAACCTGATGTTATTTTCCTGAACCCTACCGATGTTGCAAAAATCGTGTACATGCAGGATAACAACGGGAATCAAATGTTCATCCCTGAATCGCTGCAATTTGCCGGACTTACACCGTTCATCAGTACCAAAATAACTGCTGGTAAAGTCCTTATCGGAACCCGCCGCACTGTGAAAGAGCAGCATGGTAACTTCATTATACGTAAGGGCGTTCATGGTGATCAGTTCATCGAAAACGAATCGACAATAGTAGGCGAGATTTTCAGCGTACTTTCACTGCCAACACAATCGCAGCCATCGTGGATTTACCTGGATATTGCCACTGTTGCCGCCGCTCTTCAAAAAGTGTAAGCAATGAGCAAGAGTAAAAAGATAACAGGGGCGGCAGTAGTTGTCGCTCCTATATCACCCGAAAAAGAGATGCCAGATTCGGGCAAAGTATGGATAACATTATTCAGTGATAACAAGCTGCATGAAGTTTCCGCACAATTGGCAAAAACATTGATTAATAAAAACGTTGCAAAACTCAAATAAAGATGAAAAAACTCATAACATTATTCATGCTTATTGCGCTGGCCTTCGCTGTGCAGGCGCAGAACGGTAAACTAATGACGTTTACACCAGCATCAAACGATTCACTTGTCGGGGCAGTAACAAAATACTGCACCCTATCTTCTCCGATTACAGGCCGATGGTCAGCATCAATTTATATTTATCTGGATCAGTCCGTTGTAGGAACAGACAGCACCCGTGTAACGGTTGAGGGTTCACAGGATAACGTTACTTTTTATGCGATGAACATGGGAACTCCATACTTAGGAGGTACAGCCGCTATTCGTGCAGCCGGTTATTATGTTACTTGTACCGCCGGAGATGCTTGGATTATGTGGAATCCGACATGGTATATCGCACCGCCTTACCTTAGATTGAAGGTGCAGCACTATGTCGCGACAGCATCAATAAAGATCACAAAGGCAAACATTTACCTGAAACGCTAATAAACAATGGCACTGATTGACAGTACATATTTTATCAATGATATAAACCTTAATGTCGGGGCATATAGCGATTTAACTCAGTACATTGATAAGTTTGAAAAGGAAGTCCTAATTGGATTACTTGGATATACTTTGTACACTGAGATGATGGCCGCTTATGCCGCGTTACCTGGAACACCTTTACCTGAGAAATGGGATCGACTAATAAACGGTTATACATACGATTATAACGGGGTTACGATCAGGTGGAACGGGTTAATAAATTCTGATAAGGTTTCATTCATTGCATATTATGTGTACTGTCAATATTTAAAGGCTCAACAATTCAAACCGGCGCAAGCAGGAACGGTTCAACCACAAAATGAAAATAGCGTAGTTGTTGATGGGATTGCTAATCACACGGCGGGGTGGAATAGGTTTGTATTTGAATATGAATCAGTACAATGGTTCTTAATTGCAAATGAGGCCGATTATCCAGACTATGCACTGTATAATAAAGATTACACTTTTACTAACTCATTCGGCATATGACCTTCCCTAACATAGTTACCTTAATAGGAAATGCAGTTGCGGCATGTCGGGAATCCGGCAGCGATGCACCGTATTACTATTATGGGCACCCGTTAGAGATTGTTAATACATTGATGGAAAAGGATTCTTCACAGGTTTGGAAGTTAAAAAAATACCCTGCAATATTCCTATTTCACAACTTCGAAGAAAAACGCGATAAATTCAGTTCAGAAGCAGAACTACAGATCGTTATAGTTACCGAAACGCGGCCAAATTGGAAAGCAGCAGATCGTTATACAAACGTATTCGATCCTATTCTGATACCACTTTATGATCGGTTTATTTATGAACTTAGCCGGACTACTTCACTGCAATTTAACGGAGAGCATTCAATGAAGATTTACCCGTTCTGGGGCAGCGAAGTTGACAAGAACGTGGCCAATGACTATGCAGATGCGATAGAATTGAAAGGATTGAAGGTGAAAACGTTTGCTACTTGCGAATATCCGGCTGAAGACTACACCCCATTTAATTATACGTTTAATTTTCCAATTCAATAACACATGGCAAAGATAACATACGAAGATAAAAACAAGGAGGCAACCGTTGACACCGCCCCGACTCTTTGGCGCGATATTGATGCCAATGAGGTGAAAAATGCAGTTAATGATCTGTATGATTCAAAAGCCGATGCAGCCGATTTTGCACCACTTGCACCGCCGGACGATCTTATTTTCACAATGCAGTCTACAAAAACCCTTGTGCTTTCACAACCTACCTACCGCGACGAATATCCTGCAATGGTTATCCCTGCAAGCGGGGCGGCTGCACCTGATGACACTGCTCATACCATTGGAGGTGTTGCCCGTACATTGAGAGCCTTTGACGGAAATGCAACTCAGGAAATCTTATCCGGTTCATTTGAGATACCGCACGACTACCAAATAGGCGGTGCTATCGAGGTGCATGTACATTGGAGGCCGTCAACAACAGGAACCGGAACAGTGATTTGGTATTTTGATTGGGAGTATTCGCCGCCAAATGCCGCACCGATACCGCAAACGGCTAAACAAGTCGAAATCAATATTGCATCTGATAAACAGTATTTTCATTTGCTAAGTACAATGGGAACACTACCGCAACCGTCCACACCTTTTGCAATAGGCGGTAAGATCGGGTTTAATATTCGCCGGACTCCGACAACTGATACATACGGGGCTGATGCACTGTTAGAGCAGATTTCACTACACGTGCCATGTGATACTTTGGGAAGCCGTCAAATATATGTAAAGTAAATATGTGTTACAACTGCGGAGAAAAAGAAAAGCTGATACAAACAATAGACTCATTGTGGGCGGTTGACCGGCAGCGGTGGGCGTTGATTAAAAATAAATCTGGGAGGCTGGAAGTAATACCCGAAATTTCACTCAAGACACTTCCAAAAGAAAACGTAATTATTTATCAATTAAAAACTAATTAAAATGGGACAAATTAATTCATGCGGCGCGTTTCTTTCGTCCGGCCTCGGTGATTGCAACAGCAGATTCCAGCCTATTATTGGCGTAATTATATCTGCTAAAAATACCAGTTACACAGCAGCCGAACTTGCAACGATTGCCAAAACAAAAACTAATGTCAGCTTGGCGGCTGGCATTGTATCGCTTTACGTTCCGGTTTCGGGCTTCAATAACACGACCGACGAAGCTACAACCGAAACAAGCAACACAGGTGTAAAATCAGTGTTCACTTCGCCAGTTCCTTCGGTTCGGGTTTTCCTTGATCGTTCATTTGACGACTACCGCACCTTCTGGGGGTTGAACTCAACAATTGTTGAAGTTGAATTCGTTACTCAGGATCGCATGCGGTTAATGACACCGATCAGTAACGGGGCATGGAAGGGATTTCGCGGTCAGGTTTATGCACCTATCACCTTCCCGAATTTTGAGAACAACCAGGAAGCACACCCGATTGACATCAATTTCAAAGATGTTTCTGAATTTCAGAACATGGAAGCGCTGCCAATGAGTTATTCAGGCAGTGAGATCGAAGCACTCGTTCCGGTTGGGTTGAACCTACGGGCAAATGCAGCATACAACGGAACAGCCGGTACTATCGTACTGAAAGCAACCAAACGCGGTTCATCGGTTGGTTATGCAGGGTTGGATACATGGGAAATCGTTGAATCAAACGTGGCCGATGCAGTTGTGACAGCGGTTGCCGGTACTGATGGCAGCTACACCGTAACCGCTTACAAGAACACGACTGATGAACTTGTTACCGGCGACTATATCATCGTACAGGCTAACAAAACTGTGTCGACTTACGCAACGTATATCACTAATCCGTTGCAGATTGATGGAGTTACTCCATAATATACTCGTTTATCTTGGATGACTTGTGGGGGTGGAGGTGATTCTTTCACCCCTATTTTTTTAAACAGTTGGATAAAATAAAGATTGTTGTTGTATATTTGAAAGGAACTCTAAAACCACATAAACATGAAAGCATCAACCAAAGAAAGGAAAGTACAATTATTTACACCAAAAGACGCACACAAACCACTAAAAAGCGCAAAAACGCAACGTAATTGGAAATGCTATTGCGGATCAGGTAAGAAACAGAAACATTGTTGCGGAGATAAACAATTCTTTATTTAAATGGGCAAACTGCACGATTTTACCGTTAAACACAACAGATTCACTCAGGATATTGATATGTATGTGAACGGTATAATTGACGATAATCAAGAGTTGCTAAACTTGAACCGTGAACAACTGAAGGAAGAACATAAGACTGCAAAAGATCAGTTTATCATACCGAAATACTCGAAATCATACGCAAAGAAAAAAGGATTCAGCACACCGGATTTATATGTAAGCGGTGATATGTTTAAAGCAATGAGTATCGAGGCTAAAGGCCAACAGTTTACAATTAACAGTTCAGTTGACTACGCACCGAAACTTGAAGAACAATATTCTGGTGATATATTCGGGATTGCACCGTCAAAACAAGGTAAGGCGAAACAGATAACGACTGAGGAATTAGGAAAGCAGTATAAGAAAATAGTTTACAGTAATTAAAACCACAAAATAATGGAAACAGAAAACAATTTCAAAGGTTCACCAATGCACGACAATCAGGCAATAATAAACCTACTTGATAACCTAACACCTGAACAAATGATTCGTGTTGTTGATTTATTACAACAAAAAGAATCAAAAGAAATCGACTACAAAGAATTGCTAAAGCGTTACATAAATCACGTTGATGTATGTGAGGGTACAAATTTTATTAAGCATAGATATGCTAATTCTGATTTATCAGAGGAGGACTTTGAGATACTTGAACACATTTTTGAGGAAGATAAAAAAGAATGTGTTCACGAATATACCGATAAAATAGTTCCTTATACCGGCGAAACACAGTGTAAGTTTTGCGGTAAAATAGGTTTATCATTCAACGTCTAACCATGCTTAACATAATCCACACCCCATCCACAATGACCGTCCGCCAATACGCACGGTTTGAAGCAGACCGAAACGTCCGGTTATTGTTCCGCCGTTTCGCATGGTTGCCGGCAAAGTGGTTTACTAAACAGATCGAAGCCTTTACAACCGAATTTAATAAACTGTTTTCACCGGATCAAAGCAGCGAATTATA